GGCAATTAAAGACACAACGCAACTGGAGCAACCGGGGCTGTTTGGCGCTTTACCCACGCCCAAAACGCCTGAATTAAACATGCAAGGCAAGCCGGTGGAGCGTGCAGCGCCCGTGCCGCAGGCTGAAGAACAGACTGACCCCCGCCAGCAAGCACGCATGCTGGAGCAACTGGTTGCACAGTTCCAAACACAAGTGCAGGACGCCAGCCCACAGGAAATCCTAGCCATTGCGCCCAAGTACGAGCAAGCTACAAAAGCATTGGCCGAAGCACGTAAAGCCGTGGAGGCCATGCCTCAGCCTGTTGAAACGCAAGTTGCCAAGCTAAACCAAAAACTTGGTGTAGCAAAAGAAAAAGGCGACGTAGCTACTGCCGCCAAACTGTCCCAGCAGATTGTTAATCTGCAATCCCAAGCTACGCCTAACACACAGCAACAGTTTGAAATGCAGCCGTTCAAGTCAACGGTTACAGGTGATCGGCAGTTGGCTATTCGTCCCCAGTACGCAGCTAACCTTAATCTTGGCGTTGAGGAGCAGGAAGCTGACCTTGCCGCGCTACAGGCGTTGGCGGAAGAGCAATATTTAGCGCAGGGTAAAGATCAAGACCGTCAAATCAAAATTGCCCCAGAAGCGCGGGCGTTGCAACGCATGGCCCAGCGACCAGTAGGCGCTATCTCTACCTTACCGCAGTTTGATATGTTTGGGGCAGAGCCCCAAACTGAAGGGTCTGCGGCAATCAACCAAGTCAAAAAAAGTTTGACCGGTGGTGAGGAGTTGCCTACTGGCCCAGAATTTGTAGAAAAAAATCGCGCAGTAGCAGAAGCGTCTGCGGCACTACAAAAAGCAAATACCAGTGGTGATGCAAAAGCAATTCAAGAAGCAATGGCAGCTTTGGATGCCGCGCTTAAAACACGACAAACATCAGTCCAGCGTGGTGGCCCAGCACCGTTTAACCTGTATGCCCGCCGAGAAGGCACAGCCGAACCAGTTACAGCAGAGTCTTTGCGTGATCGCGTTAACCAACTTCAACTTCGTGAAGATTTAAGCGACGAAGCCTACGCATTCCTGCGCCGTGCAAACGCCAACATCGGTGAGAAAGACACGGCAATCGGTAACGAAGCATCCCTGTTCACTATGCTGGACGAGCAGCTTGGCAAAATTGAGCGCGATGAAGAAGGTGTTCACGCTGAGGGTGCTCCAACCAAACCACTAGAAGTAACCCCTCGTGGCGGCGAAGCCGAAAGCGCTATGGCGCAAGCACTGCGCAAAGCCGGTGCAACCAAACCATCTTCTGTTACTGCACCCGCAACAAGCGTAACAACTCCCACGGCTGCGGAAAGAGTTAATAGCACCTTCGGTGGTAAAAAATATAACCTCAGTAGCAGCGAAGCAGCCCAAGCATTGGCAAAAGCCAAACGCGCTAAGTATGAAGAAGGCGTTGCAGCAGGGCTTTCAAAAGCAAAAGCAGCAAGTAACGCCAGACTGGTTACGCAAGAGGAAGCCACGCAAGGCGTTATGACTGGCGCTGGGGCTACTGCTGTCAATGTGCAAGGCCGAGCCAAAGCTACCCTCAATACGTTGCGGGGGCCAACTACCTACGCCAAGCCGCTGTCCCTGCCACGGGAACTGGAAACGCAATTGCGTGTCAAAGAAGAACTGGCGCAAGAACAAGACAAGCAACTTCCCCTGTTTAGCGAGGAAGCATTGCCGTCCAAAGCACTGCTGCGGGCAACACCGGCTACATTCCAGCGTTTCTTAGACAGCAAGACCGTACAGGAACTGCGCGAACGCGAACAAGAAATTAAAGACCAGAGCAAACAACTGGAAGAAGCCAATAAAGTAAGCGCGTCAATTTCTGAATTGCAACAGCAAGTAAAAGAACTGACACGCCATTACGAAATGACCCAAGCCGCCAAAAGTATTTTGGCTAATAACGCGGCTGTTGAAACCGCGCTTGCAAAATACGGCAAATTGCAAAGTGACCCATATTTCCTTTCAGTTTTGCAACTTGATGTTGCGTCTAAGTCCGAGGAACATTCACGCCTTGAGGCCGATATTGCCGCACTAACCAAGATGGTTGAGGCGTTGCCTAAAAAAATTAAGACAACGCAGGACAACATTAGCAAGGAAACACGTAAAGCCGGTACTCCTAGCGAAGCGCTAAAAGCCAGCAAGGTCAAGATTGAAATTATGCAACGCCAGCAAAAAGTGTTAACCGATACGCTCAACAAGCTGGAAAACTTGCGAAATACCGCGGCTTCTGTAAAAGCAGCCAAAGACCATATCGACACAATGATGGCTGTTGTTGCTGCACGTCGTGCGCTTGACAGCATACGGGGCAGAGAAGTCTCCCGTGAACAAGTAGTAAGAGCCCAGACCGACTTGCACACCGCTGTGTTAGCCCGCCGCGCTGCTGAAGCAAACAGCAAAGCCAAAGACCAAATGCGCGATGTACGTGATCGCAGCTACGCTACGGCCCGTAAACGGCAAGAGCTATCAGAGCAACGCACCAAAGCGTTTAACGTCTTATCCCAACTACCCGCCACCCAATACCGCAGGCTAACGCCAGAAGAACGCGGCATTGTTGAAACCGTTAGCCCAGACGAAGTTAAAGACGCTTTGAAATACGAGCGCCAGCTAGCAGGCATGAACGTAAAGTCCTTGCAGTTGGAGTTGGGGAAACTTGATAAAGCGTCTTATGCGCTTGAGGCAAAGATTAAAGAAGCCAAAGCCAAGTCACAGAGCTACCTTACTCCGGGCCAAGAACTCGCCATGTATGGTAAGAAAGGTAGCGTATTTACCAAGCCTGCTTTTGTTGGTGTTGAGGGTTTTATCAAGCAGCAAGCAGAACTGGCTGATAAGCGTGACATGTTGGAAACGGAGCTTGCCCGCAAAGAAGCGGCGATGACTCCAATCAGCAAAGGTGCTAGGGGCGAAGCTGCACCCCGTGAAGTTGCAAGTACCCGTGCTGATGAACAAGCAGAAATTGATGCCGTTATCGAAGCCACCCAAGAAGCAGACAACGCACGGCAAAACATTGCAATGCTTGAGGCGCTGTATAAAGAAGAACTGGATGCAGGCCACCCCAAGAAAGCGCAAGCCATTGCACAGGACATTATTAAAGCCCGCGCTACTTTGGTAGAGGCTGAGAAAAATATGGGGCGTAGCCAGCGTCGGTACGCTGCGCAGCGTAAGGTAGCGGGTGAGCCCGGCAAACTGCGTACAGGTACGCAAGAAAGCAAGGCTATTGCCGGTGTAACTAAGCAGACTATAACTGAGCAGCGTGTTGAGCCCAAGGTAAGTACCAAGGAAATTATCAGTTCTGCCAATGAGATGGCTGCGGAGAAAATTAAAGCAAGCAAACCATTGACCAAAAAAGAAGTTGCTGCGCTTACGCTCCAGCAAAAAGACGCGCTACAGAAAGCAGCGTTTGATAGGTTGCAGACAACAAGCAGCCAAGTAGCCAATGCACAAGCGCGGGTAAATGCGTTGGAACAAGCAGTGGCGGACTTCAATGCCGGAAAGCGGGGGGCACCACCTTCGGATACTGCGTTTAAAAATGCTAGGAAAGACTTGGCAGACTTTAAAAAAGCTAATCAGATTGCCCGCCAACAAGCAGGCATATTGGAAGACGTTGGTACTGTTTCCGAAAAAGAACAAGCCGCAGAAGAAGTGCCAAAAGTAAAAGGAACCGATGTTTCAGGCGCGGTTGGGGATGTTTACAACGAAGGCCCAAGTTTAGAAAACGAAAATGCGCCGAGCAAGTTTTACGTTGACCGCACCACCACACCTCTATCGGAACAGGCTGTTGAAATAGCGCAGGAAGGGCGTATTCTTGATTTGGCTGCGGAGCTTGCCAAAAACGGTTCTACACCGGAGATTCGGGCCGCTGCGGCCAAGCTACAACCTTTGTTGTTGCGCACTAAGTTTATTGTTGATGAGGGTGTCAACTACAAAGGCGAGTCTGTAGCCGGTTTATACAACCCTCGGGACAACACTATCACGATGCACCCGGCAGGTTTGACTGAAGAAGATGTGTTGCACGAGATGGGCCACGCAGCCACGGACTACGTGCTACTGGCAGACCCAGCGACACTGAAGGCTGACCAACGCGCTGCGCGTAAGGAGCTTGAGGCACTACACGTTCGTATCAGCAAGAGCGACTTGTTCAAAGGTGAGCAGGGCATCGACAGTGTGCGCGAGTTTGCCGCAGAGGTTATATCCAATAAAGACTTCCGTAACAAGCTTGACGTTGTGGGCAAGCCAACAACTATCTTGCAACGAGTGCTAGGTTTTATCAGGCGCATGCTGGGTATGCAGACCACAGTGTCCGGCAAAGAAACTCAAGCGTTGGTTGACCGCATACTGGCCCCATCACGCAAGTTGGTGGCTAGAGCAACGCCTAGCATGTTCCGCACCAAGGCCGACTACAAGTCTGACGACGATCTGTCCAAGCTAGCCAAAGATGTTGTGGCAACCAAGCAGGGATTTTTTGAAAAGCTGGGTGGTGAAAAAGCGCTTCAGTTTGAGATGCTGACAACGGACATGCGTGCTGGTTTGCGCGCAGCTATGAAGGCCGGAGCTAAACAAATGGGGGATTCCCGTCTGTTTCAGCAAGCTATGTTCAGCGTAACCAAGGCTGACCAAAAAATGCCGTTGGTGTTGACCGCTTTGAGCAACGGCCCGCTGGAAGTTTATACAGACGATAAAGGCTACAAGGGTGTGCGCACCACCAACAAGAACAGCGCTAAAGAAATCTTTGCTGCTGTTTCGGACATCCCGGACAAGTATGGTAACGGACAAGCCAAGATGGGGCTGGCTACCACGTACATGATTGCGCAGCGTGCTGCCAACAAAGGGCTGACCAAGCTGGATTTAGGCGAACTGGGCGTTACGGAAGCCAAGCTAGCTGACGCCATGAGGCAAGTCGATGCTGACCCAGAACTTAAGAACGCGCTAGAGCGCACCCGTGGCTTGTACAACAAGTTCAATGAAGGCATGATCCGGTTTTTAGCCTCGACAGGCGCTATTACTAAGAAAGAAGCCGATGCTTTCCTCAAGGAAGGCGACTACGTGCCTTACTACCGCGTCAGCGCCAATGGCGTAGCGCAGCTTGTCTTGGGTGCAGAAAAGACCATCACCATCGGTGACATTCGCCATCAACCTTACTTAGCCCAACTCAAGGGCGGCGAGACAAAAATTCTTCCGTTGGATGAGTCACTGCCACGCAACACTATGTTGCTGGTGGACAAAGCCATGACCAACATGGCAACCCGCAACGTGGGCTACGCTTTGTACGAAGTAGGTAAAGGCCAAGGGGAAACAAGCTCTCGCACAGGCAAGGCCACGGACTTAATGCCCATCCATAAAGGTGACGGCCTTGCTGACCCCAGCGTTATTCGCTGGAACCAAGAAGCGGACATCAATGATCCCAAGGACAACGGCAAGCGCTGGCTGCGCGTGCAGACCAACGACACGGTAATGGGTGGCATCCCTGCTGAAATTATTGTTAAGAGCCTTGAGGGTGCGCATCTTACGCTGCCCGGTTTCCTTAAACTTGGCGCTATCGCTGGAGACTTTTTGCGTGCGGGTGTTACGCGCACCCCGATTTATTTGTTGCGCCAGTTATTCCGCGACCCGTTTGCGGCTGCGGCTACCGCTGGTTTGGACTACGGCCCACTTAAAGCCATCTACAAGGCAGGCAACGAGTACTTGAAGATGAACACCGGCCAGAGCGAGACGTCGGCTAAGTTGATTGAAAAAGGTTTGATGCAAAGCGGCATCTTTACCGGTGACCCAGACGACATATCCAAGTTTGCTTTGCAACTTGCCAGCGGCAAGGATATGGGCGCTATGGATAAATTGTTTGCAATGGCTGACCGCCAAGCCATGAAAGCGGATGCCGCAACACGAGCGCTGGTATATGACAACGCTATCAAAAACGGCTTGTCTGAAGTAGAGGCAGACTTTGCCGTCATGGAGTCAATGAACTTCCATAAGCGGGGGCTATCGCCTACTGTGCAGTACGCCAGCCGCATGATACCTTTCTTTAACTCGCAGATTCAGGGCTTGAACGTACTGTACAAAGCGGCTACAGGCAACATGCCTTTTAACGAGCAGTTGCAGATCAAACAGAAGTTTCAGAACAACGCCATGTTGCTCATGGGAACGGGCTTAGCCTACGCCATGCTGATGGACGATGATGAGTACTTCAAAAACGCCAAGCCAAAAGATAAGTACAGCAACTTCTTTGTGCATATCCCCGGCGCTGATGAGCCACTCAAGCTACCAATTCCATACGAGTTCGGCTGGTTCTTCTCCGCTGCCGTAGCGGCTGCTGATGCTATGAAAGCTGAGACAGACGGGCCACAACAACTGCGGGCACTGCGCGATATGTTTATCGGCGCTATCCCCGGTTCGTCCAATGCGTTTGTTGCTCCTCAGATTATCAAGCCGCTTGCGGAAGTCTGGACAAACAAAAACTTTTATAGCGGCTTACCGCTGGAGTCTGCGCGGCTACAGAAGCTGTCACCCGAAGCCCGTTACTACGACAGCACAACTGAGATTGCCAAGCAGATAAGCAAGTTGGCCCCTGTCCTGTCGCCAATTCAAATCGAGCACATTGTGACTGGTTACTTTGGCTCACTACCTTTGATGGCAGCAGCAGCAACCGACAGCTTGTTCAAATCGGGCGAACCTGTTGAAGCGCCAACCCGTAGGCCGTCAGAAATGCCGTTGATTGGTGGTTCTTTCCAGCGCAAGTATGGCGGGGAGGATGCTGATGTGGTTTACAAGCTGGCTACTGATGCGCTGCAAAAGAAAGCAACCTTTGATAGCTACCGCAAAACCGGCAAACTCGAAGATGCCAAAGAGTTCCTTGCCGATCACCGCGCTGAAATCATGGTCGCTCCGATGGCAATGCAGTACGAGAAGTTCATGGGTACGCTGCGCAAGCAGGAAGAAATTATCCGGGGCTCCAACATGCCAGCGGATAAGAAACAAGAACGTATTGACCAGCTTGACAAGCAGCGCCAGCTTCAGTCCGAGCGGTACATGCAGGCCATCAAGAGGGCCGAGGCGGCAGGCGGTAGAACCACACCCCAGTAAGCCCTTTGCGGATTGCTGGTTTAGCTCGGGCATCAAACAGGCGCAGGTCAAGCGCCCGTTTCAGTCCTTGAGTGCGGGTAGTCTCGGGGTCGAGGCAGGGGACAAAAAACCCCTGCCCCTGCTCAGTCTTTTTCCACGGATAAGTGACGTTCAAGTTCTTCATCTATCGGCCTCGTTATCCTCATAACCGCCGTGCGCAGCGGCGGGCCACCTGTCCTAGACATCAGGTCTTTGCGAGGCATGTACTTCACAGCAAACAGCTTCTCTAGCTCCTCCTTGAACTCAGCGTAACCAAAATTCATGGTGGCGCAGAACGAGCGTAGCACGCGCTCCTCAATATAAAAGTCCGTGTACCCCTCAATAGCGCCGTTCTCTACCCGGCCCTTTACCTCCTTGCGGGTGGTGCTCTTGTCGATGCTGCCGCCATCGCCCATCTGCGCCAAAATGCCACCTGAAACACCGTAGTTGACAACCACAAACTGGCCCCAGCTTTCACGGATGAACTCGTTAAGCACATCCTCGGTGCTGCGCTTGTTGCCCCGTATAGCTGTGCGCTGGTACTCAATGCGCTTGCGGTAGGCATCAATAATTTTATCCAAAGGCAGGTTGACCAGCCCCGTATGCGCATCACCCATAATGATGCCAGCGGCTATGTTGCAACCAACGCTACCTATCCAATAACGCTCGTCGTTAGTAGCGTTGTATTCGATGTGCATCTTGCGCACAATGCTAGGCACCAGCTCTTTTAGGAATGGCACGTTCTTGGCAAAAAAGTCAGCCAACACCTCGCCAGCTACAGCGTAGTTGTGGGACAGGGACTTGATGATCTCGATCTCCTCGGGACTCCATGTCAGAATGTCATTCATACGGAACTCGATCAAGCGGCGAAGCTCACCCTCTGCGCCAACCTTGCGTGCCCCGGTCAGGCTGTCCACCACGTAGGTGTTAGATGACATGAGGGCATGCGCCGCCCATGTCGAGTTGTTCAGACGCTCCTTGTTAGCACCGGACTCCATGCGCTCCTTGCCGCGCCCCTCGGTCATGTCCAGCAGGAACTCAGAAAACCACTCGGGCGCTTCACGGTTCTTGGATGTAATCTCATCGGTCACCAAGGGCAAACTGTGCAGCAGGCCAAGGCGTTGCTGCATGGCAACCATCGAGGTACTCTTGCCAGTGCGGTAGTGAGCTGGATGCCCCCAAATAGATGCCGCTGCCTCAAGCGCCAGCGACTTGCCAGTACCCGAAGCCCGTGCTGCACAGTGGTACGTCATCCCGTACAGGCCAGTAAAGCGCATCAGCGGGGAGCCAGCACCGGCTAGGAAAACTGCCAAGATGTCATACATCTCGCGGCGTATTAACATGTTGATACATGCCTGCCAGCCTTCCAGCGTACCGGTGGGTTTGGTATTGTTGACGATGTTTTCCAGACCCGCCATAGGAACATCAATCGGCTTGCCCTTAGAGTAAATACGCCCAGCAAAAACAAAGGTGTCATCGTTTTGCCAACCGTAACTTTCAGGTACACGTACAGGGGATTTTTCACTGCTCATTTTTTCAACGCTTGCTCGTATGTAATGGAATAAATTAACGTCATTCAAAGCACCAAAGGTAGCCAACACGTTTTGATTTGCAAGACTTTTTAGCGTTTCCTCTTTACTGACAACTGACTTTTGGGGTAGCGTGACTGTCTGCCCGCCATCGGGACGCAGCGCCATCATGTGGATGGTGTGCTCTTTGTTTGTGACCAATATGTCCACAGGAAACAAGTCGTACGCTAGCAACATGATTTTGCGTTGTACCTTATTGCCGTTGGCATCCTCGTCATCCTTGACAACAAAGACACCGCCGTTTGCGCCGTAGGCGTAACCCCTCGGCGGCTCGGGGCGCAGCACTTGGCGTACCTCATCGGACACCGCAGGCCCAGTGATCTCTACCTGCTTGACCTCGTTGGACAGCGCCACATCCCGACCAAGGGCTAGGGGGTTGGTGATCTTGCCCCAGTGCTTGCATGACACGCACACGCCGGGGTTCTCGGAGTCAAACTTGGTGCAGGGATACGGGCCTTTAATCTCAGCCAGCTTGGTCTGCATCCGGTCTTCATCGTACGGGTGCAATCCGCTTAACCACACCGCAGCCTTCTCTCCGTCCACGCACTTCTTGGCAATACTCAAATGCGCCCGCCACAATGGCTCCATGCCGTCCTCATCAGCGTGCTCGACGTAATACCGAAGCTGATCGCATCCCTGACCAGCCTTGGTGGCTTTAAAGATATTTCCAAATTTAGTTATGCTGTTGGCATAAAGCTGCACCGAGGACTTGGCCTCCTTGGTGGGGCGCTGCCCCGGTAGTACCAGCGCGTTGCTTGGATCAACTGTCTTGGCCGCGTAGGCCGTGCCGATAAGGTTGCGCTCGACCAGTGCTCGGATGTCTGCAAAGTCGAAGTGATCGCCAGCATTTTTGAACTTGACGTTGGTTACCTCACGTACCTTTTTGTTGTTCTTGATGCCGGTGTTAATCGTGTCAAAAACGCGCAGCACCCTTGATGCGTCCGCCGTGATGGTCTGGTCGATGTCCAACTTCTTTTGAAAGCACAGGCGCTTGAACCCCTCGGCCACAGGCTTCCACTCATCAATATCCACGGCTTCTTTGAACGGCCAGTATGCGTGTACACCACCGCCTGAAGCCACAAACCAAGGGCTACCCAAACCAGACAACCCAACCTCGTCGGCAAACTGCATGATGGCTTGCGCCGCAGCCTGCGCTGATGGGTACGCCTTGGCCTTAATTACCCCGGCTTCATCTGGTATGTCCTTGGGGTGGTTGCAGTCCACATCAACTGCGATGCAGCGCACCATCTGCACATTGGTTGCAATTCGGCGGTTCAAATCCCCGAATGTGCCTAGCGCAAAATAGACATCCAGCCCCCGCTGTTTCCACGCATCTATCTTTGGTTGCGCCTGCTCCAATGTGTCTACATAAAAATGCTCCTTGCTCTTTGATAGTTCAACAACACAGTACCTACCATTTCCGGGGGGTGGCAGTACCTCCGCTAGAAACTCAAGCGGTTTCATAGGTATCCTTGGGAAATGGTTTAAAACAGGTCGAGTTCTAACTGGGCGGGGTCTTTGGGTTTGGTTTCACTCCAGTTGTCCTGCGTACGGCGCAGCAACTCAGCTACCCAATTTGCAGGCAGTTTGTCCGGGCCGGTAATGTAGGCCACGCGCTCCAACTCATTGTTTGTCAGGGTTTGAGGTTGTATTCTTTGCATATTGTTCTCCAAGCTACGTCGGCGGTTGGGGACGTAGACATTATTTTTAAAAGGAATTCGACACGAGTTTGGTATGCGACAAAGACGTCTTTACCAGCAAACCAGTTGTAAACAGTTTGGCGGGTGACACCTAACGCGTAGGCAATTTTCGTAACGGGGAAGTCAAGGTGTACAGCCCAACGCCCAAGCTGGTTGCCCGGCGTTTTGGGCGAGGATGCCACCAAGTCAATAATTTTTTGTGAGTAGGCCATAGCATTTCTAAAAAGGTGGGGGTACTCGCTGCACTGGTGAGATTCGAACTCACGGAGACCCAAGTATTGCCTGTAGCGGCACTTGAGTCTCTTTAGCTACATCACCAATAGACCAAGCTCTGGCACAGCATCCGCTTTCCCCCCGATTTAATTACTCCTCGTCGTCCCAAGCGGACACGATGTCGGCCAACTTACCTTTGGAAGCGGGCACAGCCGATGGCTTGGCAGCGGCCTTGCGCACCTCGGGCTCAGGAGCTGTGTCCTCACCATCTTCCTCAACCACCACAGGGGCTGGCTTAGCTTTTGCAGCCTTCGCCGCCTTTGCAGCGATGGGCTCATAGGCGGCAGCATGTTCCTCATTCATGAGTTGGCCCATTGGCTTTGCGCCCGTCAGTTGCAGCGAAACCGCCGCTGGAGCGCTAGCGCTAGAGGCCGCAATAGCTTTCTTGGCGTCGTCTGTCTCGGCCTGCGTCTGCACAGTCTCGTACTCGTCATCGGTCAACCAGCGAGTTGCAGCAAACAACAGCTTAGGTGCTTCCGAAGTCGTATCAAACTTCATGCGGGTCACGATCTGCTCGGGGTTAACCGGCGGGTTTTGCGCTGCCAAATAGCGGGCATAGGCTTGCAGGGCACGCTTGTCACCTTGCTCCTTACCAAAAATCGACGTAGCGGGCAACGTCAACTGCATCACCGAGCCCTCGATGTCGTTAGCCAGCACCACAGCCATACGCTGCAAGTAGCGGCAAGCGCGGCTGTTGCCTTGACCCGAGCCAGCTTGGTTCTGCGCACAGGCCATGCAGGTCTCGGCTTGCTTGTTTTTAGACGAAGCATCAGGGGTCTTGCCGTCCTCGCTGGTGCAGTCAGGTGCGGACACAGTATCGGCGTTGTACGCTGCGGCGTAGTACTGGCGGCTCACCTCGGGCGCTGCCTTAATGATGACCACATCCAAATGGCGCTCGTCAATTGCGGCAATTTCCTTGCCGCCGTCGATCAAACGAAACACACCGCCCTTGATGGAGATACGCTTGCCAGTAGCACTGGCTGTACCGCCGCCAGTCAAGGCACGGGCAGTGGCAGACAACGCATTATTGCGGGCGAAAGCGGGTACTTTCGAAGCGGAAAAAATAGAAACATTACTCATGGTCAATACCTCACTTACTTGGTTTAGTTACGCGGATCTCAAAATCCGAAAACGAATTCAGGCCGGGTGGCACTGAACCGGGGTTCTCCTCCAAAAACCTAGCCATATTGGTCTGCGCGATACGCTTCTCCAACAGGTCTACGACATCATGTTCAACAATAAATTTCTTGAACGAGTCCCAGTCCTGTGTGGAGTAGCGCGTCTTGTGGATCATGGCTACGGTTCCAAAGGAAGTCTGCACAGACTTGACGCCGAGCGCCTGCATCTGATCTTTCATAGCGAACTTTAGTTCGTCTTGTTGCGCTTTCAGGGTTTCCAACTTGTTGTCGTACTCCTGAGTTAGCGTGTCGATTTCGGTTTTTATCTTACGATAAATCCGGGCTAGCTTGTCCATAGGGACGGTGATTTCAGTCATTTACTTCTCCTGTTGTTTTGTCTAAGGTTGGACAGTGTACACGAATTTTCCGGGCCTGCAACTCCTTTCTTAAGAATTTATTTCGCTTTCAAACATACGGGTGAGCAGCGAGTTATCCACAACCTTGGAAGCCAAAGCTGTGAACATCTTCTTCTCCACCGGGCTACCTTCTATGTGGATAACTGTGACTTTATCGGAGTTCTGCCCCTTGCGGTCAGCACGGGCAATGCACTGGATGTACTGCTCTACGCTCATCAAGGGGCCAAAGAACACCACGGTGTCAGCGGCGGTTAGGGTTATCCCGTGGGCCGATGCTTGCGGTTGCAGCACCAAGACCCGTGGGTCTTTCTCGTTTTGGAATCGGCGGATGATGTCCGCCCGTTTGTTGGCCGTTACGCCGCCGTGGATGCACTCCACCGCTACACCCTTTTTGAGCAAGTGCGTGTGGATGGTGTCGATGCTGGAGCGAAACAGCGCAAAGATGATGACCTTCCTGTCCGTCTCCTCCAGTATTTCTTCAAGCACCGACAGGCGCGGTGCAGCATCGAACTCCACAACGTCCTTGTCATCGGTATACACCGCACCACATGAGATTTGCAAGAGCTTACTGAGGTTGGCAGCAGCGTTGACTGCCGTGATTGTCTCGCCTGCGGCAGTGGCGGTCATGCGATCTTTGAGCAGGTTGTAGTACTTGGCCTGCTGCGGGGTCAAGGGCACAAGGCGGGTGGTGGTCAGCACATCGGGTAAGTCCAAACACTGCGCCTTGGTGAACCGGATGGCTGGCTGGAGCGCTGTATGTACGGTGTCAACGGCGTTTGGCTTAGCTGCCCACTTGAACATGGTGACTTTGTTCATGACCATATCGCGCCATGCAGTGTAGAACTTGGGCACGTTGTTGGGGTTGACCAGTTTAGCCAGCCCGTACGCATCAGCGGGGGACTGCGAGGCCGGTGTGCCGGTCATCATCCACAAGTGGGTGTCGGGTGTCAGGATGGACGCTAGCGCCTTCCAGCGCCGTGTGGTTTGCGTCTTGTACGCGTTGGCCTCGTCCACGATAACCAAATCAAAGCGCCCGTCTTTGCGTACCTCGTCAGCGATCAGGTTCAGTCCATCGTAGTTGGTGATGACAAACTCGTAGTCTTGCTGCACCATCTCGATACGGCGGCTAGATTGCGCATGGTGCGCTACAACGGCAGATCGGTGGATGATGCTGTTGCTCAAGTCCCCCAGCCAAGCTGACTGCATGATCGAGAGTGGGCACAGGATAAGCACGCGGCGTACCTTGCCGATACTCATGAGGTAGTCCGCAGCCCACAGCGCCGATAGTGTCTTACCCGTACCCGGCTCAGAGAACACAAAGGCTTTGCGGTGCAGCGTGAGAAACTCAGAGGTAACCCGCTGGTGATCCATTGGTTTGTAGCGTCCGGGCCAGCTATAGCGCTTGACGATTGGTGAGGGCGCATCCTTCACGCCCAAGTTGCGTAGTACCTTGACCTCCTCCAGCCCCCAGTACACCAATACCTCATACGTGCCATTGCTTTCGCTAATGACTTTGTGCTTGGGAATGATGGCGTATTTGTCGGGGTTTCTAGTCTTTAGGAGTATTGCTTTGTCATCAACGATTTGCATTTGCTTCTCATGTAATTATTTGATTGTGTGATCGCTGTTACGGGCAAATGATCTGTTGGCCGAGGCCGACTTGACGCGCAGATTACTT